TTGCAGGTCAGCAAACGATAAGTGTGCATTGCTTGGGGCAATATCAAACTGGGTTTCACTGAAGCTGATATGTCGGGCTTCCGGAGTGAAGCGTTGGCCGGTAGTAAATAACTCTCGAATGGAGCGGTTTAAGTCCAACAGGATGTAAGTGGTGTCTTTATTGGTTTTGGCCACGGCACTGATATTGAACGCCATCCGGTACTTTGCCCGTTGGCCCTGGCGTTGCTCTTCATTAATGGATTCCAGATGCACCAGAATAGCCGGGAGGTCTAAATCCTGTTCCTGACCAGTGGCTGAATAGCCAAGGAGCGTGTTTTCAGAAACCTGTTTCAGATGCTCTACCAGACTCACAATAATCTGTCGTTCAGGATTCGATGTTGAAGGCATAGTTCAGTTCCTGGTGGAGCAGGTCAGTAAACCGGTTTACCAGTAGAGGGCTGACTTTTTCCAGTGAGGTTTCGGCTTCCCTATCGATCCGGACGGTTTTCTTTTCCAACGGCAAACCCATCCACATCCACCGGCCTGAGCGTTTGGATTGTTGGTAACGGTGTTGCCAGTTATCCTTTCGTTCAAATATCAGTTCCCGGGAAGCATTGACCGGCTGCATCAGGAAACTGTTTTCCCAGAAACTGTGACTGCCTACCCGGACACCTCGGCGTGTTTGTCTTGGGTTACCCAGACGATGGGCACCCACTTCATTAATACCAATCCAGATGGTCAGGTAACGCTCTTTTCTGCCGTAGCTTTTATTGAGCCTCACCTTGATCCGGTTCAGCTCCTTCAGCCGTTTTTGTGATACTTTCATGCGTCGGGACATATCACGTAGCACTTGCCGTTCAGCCCAGCGGCTCAGTTTGGACAAGGCTCTTTGAATGGCTTGCTCTGTTTTTCCCGGGGACTGTTTGAACAGGGCGGTGAGTTCTTCAATATCGCTGCTGACTTCCTGTTTAATGAGCATGGATATTCCATTTGGCTAAATAGCCATCGTCTTTCAGTTTTCGGTCGACTTCATAAACCTGACCATTGGCCAACACGGTATCGCCCCGCTTCAGCCGGATAGCACTATCCACAGAGAGAATGGTGACTTCACCCTGGACAGCCTCATATTTGCCAAGCTCTACCAGTTCTTTATTGATAATGCCCCGGGTTTCCAGCGATGACTGATCCGAAAACGTCAGTAAAACCGACTGCCCAAAGGTTGAAAGAATGGTGTGGTCCATCACTTTGAAGGCTTTATCCATTGGAGCAGTCTCCTGTTGTTATGGTTAGCTCATGGTCAGCTTGATCACTGCCCGTGGTCGTAAATTGATAGGCAACGGATTGGATTGGGTATGAACAATCACACCCTTCTCAAAATCCATGACCTTCTGCTTGGCGGAGCGTGGCAGGCCGATGGTGTTAACGGTTTCGACAAAATCTGCCGGCGCAAACCAGGTCTTGAAGAAATCCGCACCGGTTGGGTAGAGATAAGCTTCATTGGCCGCGACAAAGTCATTGCCACCCACTGAGCCCCGGTACTCTTCCCAATCAATATCCGCAAAACGGAACCGGCCCTTGGGATCGGTACGCAGGGCTTCACCATCCTGCCAACGCTGGTAGGCTTCTTTTACTGACTTGTGGCCAACCAGCCCATCAAAGAAGTCAGAGCCACAGAATGCATGGAGACCGCTGTAGGGCAAGGCTCCCAACGCATCATCCACCAGACGACGGGCTTTTACGCCCTGGGCACGAACGTCAGTGGTTGTGCTGCTGAACTTGAAGTCATGGGTTTGCTGAGTAACACCGAACTCATCAAACAGGTTGTAGAGAATGGTGCTGCCATCGCCATCCAGAATTTCACCCTTGAGCGCCCCCATGCGTAGAAACTCCAGCGTCACCTCATGGTTGGCATTCATCTTCTGCAGCCGTTGGTTCACAACAGCCTGTACTCCCTGCATGGCATCCTCACTGCCAAACTGACGGACATTCTGCACTTCCGCCGCCAGAATGGTGCTGTCATGGGGAATATGGGGCACCACAAAGCTGCGCAGCTGACGTTTATCGCCAATGGCCTGAGTGGCAGGTGCGCCACGCTCTGTAGAGGGCAACAAGCGGAGTTCTCCGTTAATGCTCTCTACCACGACGGTTGCTGTATTGATACCGCTCTCCTGAAAGAGGCCCAGTTGCCCAAGACGACCAGGCTTGTAGTCCATCTCATTGATGGTGGCGGTCAGACTGGTAAGGCTGAACGCATCGTCATTAAAAATATCCAGCATGTTATCGCTCCTTGATAACGGAAGTTTGTTAAGAGTGAGTTACAGAGGTAAAAATCAGGAAGGGTTATTCACTGCGCAGAATAATATCCAGTCCGGCCAGTTGATCTACGGCAGTCGCCTTTTGCTCATCGGTAATCCCGGCAGGCCAGATCAGCAGACTGTCCACCACTTCTGCCAGACGGGCGATGATCACACCGTCACCACCAGAGGCATCGGTCACCTTGGCAGCGTAGAGAATGCCAGCAGCGGTTTCAGTGCCATCAGAAGCACCTGGATCGAGGGGCTTGAATGCTCCGGTAGCCGATTCTTTGCCGACCACCGTACCAGGCTTCATCGTCAGGTTCGCAGCCAAAGGCACCAGCTCACGGCTAATGGTGTTATTGCCTTCAGACACCAGAAATTCACCGGTATAGACCGATTCCGTTTTTACGCTCATGGGTAAAGTCCTTTTGGTTGGAGGATATTAGACAGGGGTTAAGCGCGATTACGCCGACTGTAAATTGCCTGCGTATCTATGGCAGAAGTGGTGGGTTTCAGGCCTTGCTGCTTGGGCGTCAGGGCATTGTTGATGGGTTCATCTTCAGAGGTCAGTAATGCCAGGAGACTATTCTGCACCTCGGATACCGAGCAGTCGTCTTTTATAAAATCCGCTGCCTTATCCGGGAAGCCTGCTGTCTGGCAGAGGTTCTTAATCTGGTCATAGCTGGCGAGTCGAGCCTTGACCTCATCTTCCGACAGTGCCGCTTTAAGAATTGCAGCGGTTTTTTCCGCATAACCAGCCTGACGACAAAGATCAGCAATAGCCACAGAATCAACTTGAGGTTGCGGCTCCACCGTCTGATTCTGCGGCGGAGTTGGCTCTGCCGGGTTTTTAGCTTGCTCGATACGTCCATAGCCATCCGGTGCGTTATTGAACATGGAGAGATCAAAGTGGGCAGTGGCCTTCACCGGTTCATCAATCTGATCCACCAGGCCCATGTCCAGGGCTTCTTTTGCGGTGAACCAGGACTCCGATTCCATCTGCGCCTTCATTTCTTCTAGGCTCTTACCGGTTCTGGCAGTGTAAGACACAGCAATACTGTCCGCGATCTTATCCATAATATCGGCGGTTTTGCGCATGGCTTCGGCATCGCCCTGTGCCCAGCCATAGGGGTTATGGATCATCATGGCATTCTCAGCGATGGTGACCGTATCACCGGCCATGGCAATGACACTGGCAATGCTGGCCGCCAGCCCTTCGATGGTGACATGGATATTGGCTTTATGCAGACGCAGGGCGTTATAAATGGCAATGCCTTCAAACACCATACCGCCCCGGCTATTGAGCCGGACATTGATCTCTGAGGCATCCAGATTACGGATGTGATCCACTACGCTCTGTGCCGAAACGCCGTACCAGTCATCAATATCATCGAAGATGAATAGCTCCGGAGTCTGATTGGCTTCGTTTTTAAAGGTGTACCACTGTCGGTTATGACTCATCCCTGTCATCCTTTGCTGGTTGATTGGAAGATTTATGGTTTTCCGGATCACGGCCATGCTGTCGTATTTCAGTGAGTGGCTGTCTGCCCGGCGATTATCCGCAGCGATTTCGCCATCCATCTGCTCGTTGTCATAACCCAATTCGCTGACCACCTCTGAGCGGGACTTGAAACCAGAACGCACGGCCATTTTCTGTGCCTGCATATCCTGAACCGGGTGCATATACGGCCAGCCATGGGCGATCCACTTCACCCGGCGATAGGCTCTTGGGTTATTGGCATACTCTGGAATAGCTACCGAACCACTGAGCACCGCCATATCCAACCAGCGGTTCCAGACCGGCCGACAGAACTGAAAGATAATCTGGTTATGCTGAATCTGCTGAATGCGGCGGCGGAACCCATTGATGATCAGCCGCAGTGCCCGGTCACTGACTCCCGCCATATCACCCGACAGCAGTTCATAAGGCAATCCAATACCTGCGGCAATCGCCATTAACTGTTGCGTCATAAAATTGGGATAGTCTGCGGCAGTACCCGGTGGATTATTGAACTCGACCTCTTCACCCGGTGCCAGCTCCTGCATGATTCCTGGTTCCATCGCTACCATGGGCAGACCATTGTCGCCAAACACCAGCGGCTTGCCGGTCAGAGGATCAATAGGGTCTTGTTCCGGAGATGACTTTTTAATAAAGCCGGTAAACAGGTTGGCAATCTCCTGCCGTAATAGCGTGGCGTCATCAAATTTGTCCAGATGATAGAGTCTGATTAATACCTGAGTCAGTAATGGCTGGCCTCTTAGCTGTCCCGGACGCAGGGCTTCAAATATATGAAGAACATTGTCGGCCTTCACCCGAACCAGTCTGGTGCTGTCAAAAGCAAACTCGGCTGGATGCTCCCCCCGGTGAAAGTAATAAGCGACTCGCATCCCCAGCTTGTTAAACTCAATCCCCGCCTTAATCACATGGCCATTATCCAGTGTTTCGTTATAGCTGATGGGGACAAACTCGGATTCCAGCACCTGCAGTTGCAGGGGAACGGATAAACCGTCTTCCAGTCTGCGGGGACGTAGCCTGACAAAGCACTCGCCACCTTCAAACATGGCACGGGTAATCAGCGATTGCTCGCCAGTGAAACTCAGCAGACCATCAGCGTCCGATTCATCCGACCATTGCAGAAACAGGTTTTGGTTCGTCGCCCTATACCGGCAGCGGTATAGGCTGAGTTTTTGAAACGACGAAACAGGTTGGTGAGCAATCCCATGCTCAAACTCCCTTGGATGAACAGATGCCATACTGCTTCGGACGTTTTTGCTGCTTAACCAATTCCCGTTCGATGGCCTGCAATCGCCTTTCCATTTCAGCAAAGCTACTGTACTCCGTCGACCTTCAAATTCCACGGTACGTGTCTCACGCAGCAGCACTGCCCGTTTCAGAGCCTGGTATTCTGTCTGATCATGGAGGTTATCTCTGAAGGTAGGAGCTGCGGGATGAACGACGGACTGGTTTTGGCTTGTTGCTGGTTTCTTCTAATTCAGGATCAGGCGTATCTTCTGGTGCTGGTCGGCCTTTTGCCAATAAATCCAGATTGATGGGACTACCCTCACCATCCACATCATCGTCGTAGGCATCCACTTCATCCATAAACAGAAAACGGGCAGGCATTGAGCGAAGGCCTGCTGCTGAGTTGGCTCCGGTAAAGATCAGCACACCATTGGGAAACTCCTTGGTCAGCAAAGTATTGCCACTGTCCCGGCTTCTGGGATCTTTCACCTTCTCCCGCAGATCCGGCATTTCATCGATCATCGGAGCAATCCGCTGCTTTGATGTCCGCTTGGCCATATCCAGCGTGGGAAGCACATACATCATGGGACCCGGCGTATGGTCAATCACATAACCAAGCCAGTTATTGCCGCATTCGGTGCCACCCACCTGGGCACCCTTCATAAACACCACCTGCTCAACAGGCGACGATGGTGACAGACAATTCATGATTTCTTTCAGATACGGTGTGCGGGAAGTTCGCCATCGGCCAGCTTCTTTGGTGGCTTTTGCCGGAAGAATCCGTTTCTGGTCAGCTCATTCGGAAACGGTCAGGCGAGTGTCCGGCCTCAGCCCTTTGAAGAAGCCTTCAAAATATGGGCTTTTGACTGACAGGCTATCAACCATTTAAGCAATCTTTGAAGAAACCTAATAATAGGTCTATTATTTGATCTATTAATCAACCGTAAAAGGAGCTAGTTATGGCCTCAGTCCATCCTATTCTCGCTGATGTCAGTGCCGGGATATCCGAACTCAAAAAAAACCCGATGGCTGTTCTGAAAGAAGCCAATGGTGAAACCGTGGCCATCCTGAATCGCAATCAACCCGTGTTTTATGCAGTGCCAGCCCATGTTTATGAAGCTATGCTCGATGCTCTGGATGACCTGGAACTCGCAGCCATCGTCGAAGAACGCAAAAATGATGAGCGGATTCGGGTAAATATCGATGACCTATGAGCTGGATTTTTCTGCACTGGCATGGAAAGAATGGCAGAAACTCAACTCCACAGTGAGAGAACAGTTCAAAGCCAAGCTGCGTAAACGCTTGGAGAACCCTAAAGTTTCCAAAGATAAACTGTCCGGCCAGAAAGACTGCTACAAAATCAAACTGCGAAATTCGGGCTATCGGTTGGTTTATCAAGTCTTGGACGACGTTGTTGTAGTATTTGTGATCAGTGTCGGTAAACGAGAGCGAAGCGAGGCCTATAAAGCCGCTCAAAAACGACTACGGTAAAACCATAGCATTAAGTATCGCTTCCAACTCCTCTTGAAGTAGCTCCCCCACTTTTCCTGGGTCATCCTCTGCCGCCAACACATCCGCCATCCGATCAGGAATGGCCAGCAGTTCATCTCGAATAATCCGGCCTGCCTTGAAAGCATCCTGCTTTACCTTAGCTGCATCGGTCAGGGTACCGCTTTTTTCCTCATACTCCAGCTTGGCCTTGAATGCTTCCCGCATGGTGCGGGCAGTGACAAAGTCAACAGCTCCCGGTTGTGTCGGAGCAAGATCGGTGGATTGATCGGAACGGATAAGCGTCACTGGGTCATTATTGGCTTTCATCGCCTGTTCAGCCTGCACCGAGTCCACCTTGCCATTTTTCAGTTTCACAATGCCCTTTTTAATCAGCTTGGTGACATAGCCTTTGGTAAAGCCTTGCTCCTGGCAAATTCCGCTTGTGAAATCAGCGCCATGGGAAGTCATACCTACAGCCATCTCATTCAATATGGACATTCGCCCTAAAAAACACTGGCCACTCAACTCTGGATTGTATTGTGCGAACAGCATCCGGAATTTGAGCCGTGGGATTTTCCCGATGAAATCCAATTCCGAAACCTGGTAGAGCAGCTGATTGATGACTGGCTTCACCAGCGGATTTCCAGAGAATTAACGATTCGGCAATGGCTGGAAAAGCAGCAGTAACTCAACCGCCACGGATGGCGCTGGTTTCGACAAAAAGGTATACCTGCTGTGCCATTTTTGAAACCGGATTTTCTTATTAATTATCAGCCGGTTAATGCCAAAAAGTATACCAAGGGGTAACTCTTCGCTAAAACCATAATTCAAGCATCAAAAGTCATGTATTCAACCCTTGGCAGATGCTTGATATCTCCCCTGAACCTGAATGCACTTCGGGTCAACCCGGCACTCCCTTCAGTCTTGTTCAAGTCAGCTTGACCAAGCAGGAATGCATTGATCTCAAATGGCAGGTCAATCACTATCGGGATCTGTGGGAACGAGCTCGAGATCGTGAGCGCGAATTGACAGCTGCCATTGCCTTGATGAAAAAAGAACATAAGGCTGAAGTCGAGCAACTCAAAGCGCAAAACAAAGAACGCAATTCTCAGCTAAGTCACATGAAACATATGGTCTTTGGTCGCTCTACCGAAAAGAAAAGTCGCTCCAAACAAGGTCAGGAAAAACAAAGCAAAAACACTACACGACAACCGACAACCCGTAAACGTGGCCAGCAACCGGGAACTCCGAGCCATGGCCGGAGAAAACATGAGAACCTACCGGTGGTTGACCAGGACGTTGACCTGCCTGATGACGAGAAACATTGCCCCACCTGTCGTTTACCCTTCCATCCATTCCCAGGCTGTGATCATTGCGATGTTATCGAATTCCGGTCAACAGACAACTTAATTCGTATAAGCAGCGTGGGCTTTATCTGGCCGCAGGAACGATTACCTCTGGCAAGTGGTCGTTTGTATTACTTAAACGTGCAGCGACTTCTTGTTCGGAATGATCCGCAGCAGTGGCCAACACGACAGTTGAGGCTGGAAAAGCAAGTTGAGCTTATAGCCTCTCAGCGGGACAAGGAGCTGACACGCCCAAGGCTGGCTCCAAAGGCAAGGAAAGTGTTGGAGAGCCTGGCAAATCATTGGGAAGCTGTGGCTGACAGGTTATCTTGAAGCTTGCATTGCCAATGACCGGCAACCGCCAGTAGATTTAAGTCAGTGGATTCCCTGACTGATGGATGAAAGTCGCCTCAACGAATTACGAATCCATGACCCGCCTGCCAGCTAAGGTCAATCCAGTCTGAAGGTCTTTTAAAGGCAATGGCAAGATAAACCCAGCACTGCCCAAGGATATTAAGTGGCACGATTCTTCTTCTGACTGTGCTGACGATGTGTACGGCAGGCAGGAGCTTTCGATGAACAGCGTTCGATGGTCTGGTCATCCAGAATCATCGAAACCGGTTCGTCTTCGGGCACTTTTGAGCTAACCAATAGTAACAATCGGGCTGCAAGACTTCACCAGCGCCAGCGACCAGTGGCAACCCAGTGATGATAACTGCTCCAGACTTTATCGTACTGAATGGCCAGTAATGCCTGAGTCAGGAATCCTTCCCCGGAAAGCATACTACCGATCAGCAATCCACAAAATACGGGCCCAGCCTGGGTAGAAACAGCTTCGGCAAGAAATGTTATATAAAACAATAGTGCTTTTAATAATATGCTTTGCCCTGAAAAAATCATCTCAATCGCCTGAATTTATAGTTCCGTGACGATTGGTTTAGATCAAAAAAAATAGTTCTACTGTACTTCTGAATCTCTAAAGTAGAGTTTGTGGTTGCCATCACTTGAATACTGGTAAACAAACGACCATTGCCAGACAGGTGCACTCTTGACTCAGGGGGTACGACAGTCGTCTTGTTAAAATGCTGTTTTTTTTTTATGGAATTTTCCTTGCTGATTTTTGTCCTACTCACAGTTTTGGGTCATATAGCAGGCTAAAGCGATGGATGGTGTCGGTAGAAACGGGGCAGATGTCCTCTTTAAGTGTTCTTACTGTGGTGGAGGGAATACCGGAAAACTTGGTCGACGTTCAGTGGTCGAAACAAAGTGCGAAAAACATGAAATGGGGCACTTGGAATGTATACGCAAAAATGCTAATTCATTGAATAAACCGGAAAAGTGTAAGTGTGGACCGGGCATGTCCTTGCGTCGAAATGAAAAGCCATTGTTAAAGGATGCCTGTCAAAAGGGGGACTTGGAAGCTCTTAAGTTGGGACTTGAACTGAAACCTGAAGGCGACGTCACTTCTGCTCTTTCCGCTGCAGCAAGAGCGGTAGCTGAAGCTGAAGCTAGTGGGCATACTGATAGCCAGGACTACACCGAGTGCTTCCGGACTTTGTCGAGTGCTATTCAAAATCACGCGGATGAACATAAAAAATTGTGTGCCCAATTAGCAACATTGGCGACAGGGGTTGGAGTGGCCATAGCTGGATTGACCACAGTTGAAGCGGCAGCTTTCAGTGCAAAGTTTGTTGCGCTTTGTGAAATTGTGGGTGAAATTGCGAATATGTATATTACCGGATTTCCAATGGGGACGGTGATGTCGATGGTTGGTTTTGGAACTCTGCTATCTTCGTGGGATCTCTCAGCCTTCCCACATATCATGGCATCTATTTCAGTATTATCAGGTTCGGTATTATTAGGCATTGCTACATCAAACCTGGCACATAACGGAGGTGAAAATATCGGAAAAAAAAGGGGCAACGCCATTTATCTTGAGGACGGTAACACCCCACTGCATATTGCTTCTCAAAACAACGCTTACCAATGCGTGAGAACTCTGGTTGATCAGTGGGCAGGTCGAGATCAGCAAAAATGGAGAATTATAAAATTAGCTTTCTCGACGATCATGAATGCTATTTCCGGTGGCATATCCGCATCTATGCCGGGTTTTATGGAAGGATTAAATGATTCTTATAACGATTTATTTTTTCTGACTCACAGGTGGGATGTCAACACCGCCAATCAGGATGGCTATACACCTTTGCACTTTGCTGCTGAGAATAGTAGCGCCAGATGCCTGGATGCCTTGCTCTGGGCTGGAGCTAACATCAATGCCACTGATAGCAAAGGCTGGACGGCTCTTCACTTCGCTGCTCAAAACGGCTGTGCAGAGTCCATCAAAAAGTTGCTGGACTGGCCATCTCGCGTCAATATCAAGAATAACGATGGCAATAGGGCTCTCGACCTGGCTTGCTACAATGGCCACATAGAGGTCATCAAGGTCTTGCTGGCCGCTGAAGACGTTAACGGTGCCCTGCGCGAAGCCGCCGAGCAGGGAGAAACGCTGTGTCTTAAACCCCTGATCAACGTGGGAGCAAACGACCTTGACGGTGCCCTGCGCGAAGCCGCCAGGTGGGGGAAAAAGCAGTGCCTTGAACTGTTGCTTAACGAGGGAGCGAAAGACCTTTACGGTGCCTTGTATAATGCTGTCCTGACGGGAAACAGTGAGATCCGGGACGTTCTGATTAGTAAAGGAGCGGATATTACTACCGTACTGCGCACTCCTGACAGCGAAGATGATTCTATGAAAGCTTTCATTAGCCGGATCATCTCGAGATACATCAATGCAACCGATGAAAGAGGCACAACGCCACTGCATATTGCCGCTGCCAGGGGCCATACCACACGCCTGCAAAAGCTGATTGAAACCAGGGGAGTGGATGTCAATGCCAATGATAGCTATGGCAATACAGCTCTGAGCCTGGCTGCCTGCTGTGGCCACACAGAGGCCATCAAGATATTACTGAACAACTCCGGTACTTGTGGTATCCAAGTGAATGCCAAAAATAGGTTTGGCAATACGGCTCTTCACTTTGCTGTCTGGAATGATCACACAAAGACTGTCAAGGAGCTGGTGTCCGCCAGAGGAATCAATGTCAATGAGAAAAATAACAATGGCCAGACGGCTCTCCACACAGCTGCTTCTGAGGGCCACACAGGGACCATCCAGACATTGCTGACCAAAGCCCCCTCCCTGGCCACAGAGAAGGATAACGGTAGCGAAACGGCTCTCCACACAGCTGCTTTTCGGGGCCAAACAGAGGCCATCCTGACATTGCTGACCAAAGCCCCCTCCCTGGTCACAGAGAAGGATAACGGTGGCTACACGGCTCTCCACACAGCTGCTTCTGCGGGCCAAACAGAGGCCATCCAGACATTGCTGACCAAAGCCCCCTCACTGGCCACAGAGAAAAATAAACGTGGCTTTATGGCTCTGCACTTAGCTGCTCGTTTAGGCCAAACACAGGCCATCCAGACATTGCTGACCAAAGCCCCCTCCCTGGCCAAAGAGCAGGATAACTTTGGCGATACGGCTCTCCATACAGCTACTTCTGCGGGCCAGACAGAGGCCATCCAGACATTGCTGACCAAAGCCCCCTCCCTGGCCACAGAGAAAAATAAACGTGGCTTTACGGCTCTCCACTTAGCTGCTCGTTTAGGCCAAACACAGGCCATCCAGACATTGCTGACCAAAGCCCCCTCCCTGGCCACAGAGAAAATTAACGGTGGCTTAACGGCTCTTCACATAGCTGCCTTAAAAGGCCAAACAGAGGCCATCCAGACATTGCTGACCAAAGCCCCCTCCCTGGCCACAGAGAAGGATAACTTTGGCGATACGGCTCTCCATACAGCTGCTTCTGCGGGCCAAACAGAGGCCATCCAGACATTGCTGACCAAAGCCCCCTCCCTGGCCGCAGAGAAAAATAAACGTGGCCATACGGCTCTCGACACAGCTATTTTTCAGGGACAAACAAAGGCCATCCAGACATTGCTTGCTGACCAAAGCCCCCTTACTGGCCAAAGAGGAAAATAACCGTGGCTTTACGACTCTCAAGAGGAAACCGAGAGGAAACCGGGGTCGGGTCTTGATTCTTGATCTGATCGTCTCACACTTCCACTTCGTACTGCGCCAGATTCGGTGCGGTTCCTTTAATCTCCCCATCTTGGATAAATGCCTTCTGTCGTGCAGAAATTGACTCCCCCTTGACGGTAATTACTGAACCATCCCTTAGCGCGGCCTGACTGGTGCCGTTGCCATTATTGGCGGTAGTGGCAACAACCCGGTCGCTTCCAGATATCAGGGCTTTGAATTGCTGCCAGAGTTTGTGGTTGCCATCACTTGAATACTGGTAAACAAACGACCATTGCCGGGCAGGTACATGCCTGACTCAGAAGTTACGACAGTCGTCTTGTTAAAAATGCTGTTTTTATGGAATTTTCTCTGCTGACTTTTGTCCTACCCACAGTGTTGAGTCAAATAGCAGGCTAAAGCGATGAATAATATCAGACAGAACACGTTCGTATTTAATTGCCCTATCTGTATGGGTGTCTGACCCATCAGAGGACAACTTGGTGGGCGTTCCATGCGGCTTGTTGATAACAGAAGAGGAATATTAATGTCACTGATAACGACGGCGTGACGCCTTTGATAATAGCTGCCTTTTGGGGCAAATTTGATCGACTGACACAGCTGATCGACGCAGGAGCAGATATCAATGCCGCTGCTAACACCGGCACAACGGCACTGACTTGTGCCGCTTGCTGGGGGCGAATCGATTGCCTGAGAATGAAAACCGGGGTCGGGTCTTGATTCTTGATCTAATCGTCTCACACTTCCACTTCGAAAGTTTCACATCATCATGATTAATAGTCATATCAAATCCTTATGCTTTTTTTGATGTAAATAGTGAATGTCAGGAAGGAACTTGTGTAACGAAGCGGGAGTCTTAAGCTGTGATTCAATAACTTGATG